CAACGACTAGTTGAAAGACGTAGGCTGCAAGTGTTTGGCAGTCGAAATGGAAAGTCTCTCTCTGAGAGAAAGATATAGTCTAATCTTGCGGGAAACCGTAAGCAGTTCATAAGAGAACGCATATAAAAGTAGCGTTTTATATGGAATGGAATGTAGGTATTGGGTTGCTAGACTACATGGTAAAGGCTTAGACAGACTAGTATGGCGACAGTTTACCTGATTTCGGCATTTATGGCGGGACTTATAATGGTGCAGATCAAGAATATAAGAATTTCCGCACGCCCAATACAGAAGAAAATGCTATCTATGTAATTAAAGCAAATGCGCCAATCAATACAGAAGCTTATTCTGCTGTTTAGTCTCAAATGAACAGTGGTAAACTTAAATTCCTTGTGGACGAGCGCACTGCTCAAAACAAGCTGATGGGAACTAAAGTGGGGCAGAAGATGACTCCTGAACAAAGAGAAGAGTATTTGATGCCGTTCACACTTACTTCTAACCTTAAAGAAGAAATTCTCAACTTGCGGGAAGAGCGTGAAGGTATTAATATTATATTAAAGCAAGCAAGTCGAGGAATTAAGAAAGATAAATTCTCTGCTTTATGTTATGGTATTTATTATATTAGACAAGAAGAAGATTTAAATAAGAAGAAAAAGAAAAGATTTAACGCTAAAGATTGGGTTTTATATAATTAAATAGCACTGTGACAAAACTGTTTAGTCTAATTGAAAGAAATTTCATAATATATGAAAGAATTTAACCAGCAAAGGAGGTGATTCGATTGAAGGCAAGCCGAGGTGAGATAAAGATTTGCAAAATTCTGGAAATGAATAATGTAAATTTTAAAGAAGAATATGAATTTTCTGATTTAATAAGCTCTAGCGGAAAGCCTCTTCGATCGCTTTGACTTTGCGATTTTAGATGATGAAAATAATATAGATTTTCTAATAGAATTTCAAGGAAAATAGCACTATGAGGCCGTAAGTAAATTTGGTGGGGCTAGAGGGCTCTATTAGCAAAAGCACAATGATGATTAGAAGCGTAGATATTGTTTGACGCGAGGCTATAAGCTAATAGAGATTCCATACTGGGAAGAAAACCTTATTACTTATGATTATATATTTAAAAAAGCTGGTTATTAAGGAGGTGAGTTCTTGGAGGAAAGACAAAATAAAATCCATGATAAAGGGTTTAATATGCTTGAGTTTGGGCTGCAAGACTTGCAAAACGAATCAGAATATAATAAAATAAAAGTTGGAGTTAAGAGTTTAGATGATGCGGTTGTAAATTTGGGAACTTTCCGCAAGGTTAATCGCAACTATGGAGATAAAGTTTTTATTTTAAATGCTATTAAAAATAGAGACTATAAGTCTTTAAGAGAAATTTCCAAATACTTTTATGAAGCAAGTGGTATTTATCAGCGTTTATGTAAATATCTTGCTTTTCTTTACCGGTACGATTGGTATGTAACTCCATATACTAATGAGAAAACTAATGAAAATAAAGTTCTTAAAGACTTTTCTAAAGTATTGCAATATTTTGATGATTCAAATGTAAAGAAGGCGCTTGGAGATATTGCCTTAGAGGTGATTGTTAGCGGAAGTTATTATGGATTTATAATTGATTCTGGTGATAGTTTTTCTATTCAACAGTTACCTTCTTAGTATTGCCGCAGTCGTTATAAGCAAGGAACGCAAGATATTGTTGAGTTAAACTTACAATTTTTTGATGCTTATTTTTCGAACCCTGCTTATAAGATGAAAATTTTGTCATTGTTTCCAAAGGACCTTAAAAACGCTTATATTAAATATAAAGAAGGAAAGTTAAAAGCCGATTATCCTGGGGATAATAATTGTTGGTATATGCTGGACCCAGGTTCAGGGGTGAAGTTTAGCTTGAACAATAGCGACTTCCCACCTCTCATTAGCGCAATTCCTTCTATCATTGACTTAGATTAGGCGCAAGAATTAGACCGTAAGAAAACAATGCAATAGTTGTTAAAGATTGTTATTTAGAAACTGCCTATTGATAAAAATGGCGATTTAATTTTTGATATAGATGAAGCAAGAGATATTCATAATAACGCGGTGGTTATGTTAAAGCGCGCTGTAGGCGTAGATGTTTTAACTACATTTGCGGATATTGATGTTGCAGATATGTCAGATGACAATTCTTCTACTACTTCTGATGATTTGCAGAGAGTTGAACGAACAGTTTATAACAATTTAGGCGTGTCACAGAATTTATTTAATACAGAAGGCAATACCGCTCTTGAAAAATCTATTTTGAATGATGAAGCTACTATGCGGGATTTGGTTTATCAATTCCAATTACTACTTAATAGAGTAATAAAGAAATTTAATAAAAGCCAATACAGTTTTAGAATAAATATTTTAGAAACTACTATTTATAATTATAAAGATATAGCTAAAATGTATAAAGAGCAAGTTCAAATTGGTTATTCTAAGATGCTGCCGCAGGTAGCTTTAGGACATTCTCAGTCTAGCATTATTGCTACTGCTCATTTTGAGAATGAAGTGCTGCATCTGTCTGAGATTATGATGCCCCCGATGTCTAGTAATACAATGAATAGCGCGGTTTTGCAAGGACAAACGCAATCACAATCTAATTCTAAGTCTAAATCTTAGAATAATAATGATACTGAGCAAGAAGGCGCTGGCCGGCCAGAGAAAGCAGATGACGAGAAATCTGATAAAACTCTAGCTAATAGAGAAGCAATGAGTTAAGGGAGGTAAAATAAAGTGAACATTAGTGTTCCTGCTGATTCAACAGTAGAAATTATTGATATGACAGAGATTAGCCCTCTTATTAGTCATTGTAATATTAAGATTTGCTATGTTGGTCAGTAGCCTAATAGAAATGGAACTGTAATAACTAAGAATGTAGCTAAGGAAATGGGGCGCAAGGTTCCTGGTTCCCCCATAGTAGGATTCTTCAATAAAGAAACTAAAGATTTTGAAGGGCACGAGCGGACGTTGGAAATTACAGGGAATGATATTGAATTAGTTGATATAACTAAGCCTTATGGATTCGTGCCGACAGATGCCATGGTATGGTTCCAACGCTTCTTTGATAATGGCGTTGAACACGAGTATCTGTGTACAGAAGGCTACATTTGGACTACTGCTTACCCTGAATCTTAGAGAATTGTTACTTAGGGCAATAATCAGTCTATGGAGTTAGAAGAAAATTCTATGGACGGGATTTGGGCAAAAGATATTAATTCTGATAGTAGTTTTTTTATTTTTAATGAAGCTCTTATAGAAAAACTTTGTATTCTTGGCGAGAACGTGGAACCTTGCTTTGAAGGTTCTTAGATTAAAACTTCATTCTCTTTAGAGGTTGATGATTATGAAGCATTTAAGAATATGCTTTTCTCTATGGCCAATGAATTAAAAGAAACTTTAAGCGAAGGAGGTTCCAAAGCTAATATGGAAGATATTAATACTAATATTTTAGAGCAAGAAGAGGCTCAGATTTCCGCAGGTGCGGAGATTGAAGCTGAAAATACATTTGCTGACAAGGAAAAAGAGAAGCCTGAAGATAAAGAGAAGAAAACTGAAGGCGATGACTCTGGCTCTAAAGACGAAGAAACAGATAAGAAAAAGAAGCCTGAGGATGATGAAGATTATGCTTGCGGCGATGGTGAAAAGAAAAAGTATGAGTTAGAAGATGTTGCTGAGTATGCTGAGCTAAAAGCTGAGTATGACCAGCTTCAAAATACTTATGCTGCTCTTTCTACTGATTATGAAGCTTTAAAAGAGGAAGTAGAGTCCCTGCGCAGCTTTAGAGTAGATAGAGAAAGAGTTGATAAGCAATCTATGATTGATAGCTTTTATATGCTGACTGATGAAGATAAGGCTGATGTTATTACTAATATTGATTCTTATTCTTTAGAGGATATTGAAGCTAAGCTGTCTATCATTTGCGTGCGGAACAAGGTAAACTTTAGCCTTGAAGAGGAAAAAGAAAACCCTGGCGTCACCTTTAGCCTAAATGAGGTTGAGGATGAGAGTGATCAAGGCGTTCCCGCATGGATTCAAGCAGTCAAAAAGACTGAATCTGAAATGTAATTAATTAAATTTATAAGGAGGATACATAGTAATGGCAATTACTCGTTTAAGCGGCGCTAAGTTTGTGCAGCGCGGTTATTCTCAGGTTGAGCCTAACCACATTTCCGCACAACGCACTGGCCAGATTTATGCTCAGTTACCCGCTGCTTCTGATATTAATGTATTAGAGAATGGTCAGTTTGTTAAGTATGACTATGCTAACAATGAAGTGAACTTCACCGGCAAGGGTGAATGGATGATGGTCTTTAATGAGGTTAAGCTTTATAAAGACCGTGAGCAGTATGAAGATTTTGCTATGATTAAGAGCAATTATAATGGTCGTGTTTATAGCCCTGTGGGCCAGAATAGTTCCGACCTAATTACTGTTAATAACTATGAGAATGAGGCTAGCAGAGAGGGTTCTGAGGATGCTTTCGTGAACAGCGTTCCCGCATTTACTTATCCCCAGTCTATGGCCGCTGGTACTCAGATGGTTCCTCGTGTAATTAAGACTAACGTGGGTGATATTATCACTACTAATGGTATTAATGAGGAAACTCTTGAAGTGAATGACGAATTGACTGTTGGTTCTGATGGTTTCCTGTGCAAGAGTGGCGACTCTGATGGCCCTACTTTTGTTGTTGTAAAGGTTTATACTTTAGCTGACAATCAGCCTGCTGTTAAGATTCAGCGGATTGCTTAATGAAAGGAGAGATTGAACAATGTTACAGAATAATGAACTTTTAGCTTTAATGAAGGCTGTAGCGAGAGCTAATCCCTCCACTACAAATACTTATAGCTACAATGGTGTAAATTTAACTTATGAAGCTATGAATGAGACTCTGCGCAATGAGATGAATGAGCTTGCTGGCACTAATGCTCTTTATCGTGAGAATAAGAACCAGATTTTCTCTCTGATTGAGGAAACTATGAATGATGTTCTTCCTACTCGTGTGCTGGAGCGTTATGGTGATTTTGCTGAGACTAAGACCTTTGCTCAGGGTGACCGTCCTGTGTTCACTCGTAAGATGGGTCATATGCGCGCTAAGCAGTTTATCACTCGTGTTGGTCTTGCAGGTGTGTATGAAGTGTTTAAGCTGGGCGGGGAGAGCTTTGAAGTGCAGACTAGCGCTATCGGTGGCGCCGCACAAATTGGCTTTGAAGAGTTCCTCGATGGCCGTGCCGATTTTGCAGAAGTGACTAATATCGTCATGGAGGGCATGG